TATTCCCAATTTGCTGCTATCCATTCAGTCATTGTATTCTCCTATTAGAATTGTAAGATTGCGTAATCATATTTTAGTGTTAATTGAATTTCTGCGGGGTCACTTGATGCATAATCCATATCACCAAAGTTTGCAGTTTCAATATAAGTACCTTTTAATGTCCATTCTTCTACTACGTCACCAACTGGTCCTAGCATATTGAATGTAACATCTTTTTTATAAAAATCTGAGTATCCATCACGACCTGTTACTGATTCGTGTGATAACCTAACCCATTCCATAACCGCTTGTGCACCACTTGGAACTACTGGATCATAAAGTGTGACCTCAACAGGCTGCCATGAACCTTTACCCTTGATGTATCTTTTTACATTAATATGGTCTAAAACAATCTCTTCGAACTGAATACTTGGTCTGTTCGCTGTTTTAACTAAATATGATGGTATACCTTCTATATACATGATGAACCGATTCTTTGTTTTCGGTTCAAACGGTGTGAACATAATTTCTGAAGGATCTAATGTAGCCATTCTTTGTTCTCCTAAAAAGTCTTTTGTTTGTACTCATAAATAAATATCAAATAAAGAAATTTTAAGTAAAAAAGAAAAACCCCAATCGAAATTGGGGCTTCTCATTATACGTTACATCTATTTATAAGTCAGACTTATTCAGGAAATGTAGCACCTGTTGGTTGAACGACAAAATCGAGTACAATAAACTCAGCCGTTCGTGTTGGTTGAATAAATATCTGACCAACTAATTGATTTCTATCCACAATATCTGGAGTATTATTGGAATCATCCATTACTACTCTAAATGCACTTAAACCACTATTAGATTGTACTTGTTCAAGATAAGGATTTACAATGTTCAAGAAACGATTTCTTAGTGCTTGAGTATTTTGTTCAAATACTAAGTATCTTGATGAACTTGCAATAAACTTTCTTAATGCAATTAACAACCTACGAACATTGATTCTATCTAATGCTGATGGTTTAGATTGTAGTGTTTTCTGTCCAAATACTACCACACCTTGACCAGGGAAAGAAGCGATTGGATTGATTCTGTTCTCATACAAATCATCTCTCTCTGAATGTGTTAGTCTTGTCTTAGCTTCTAATACCGTAGTTAAACCACCACGATTCAAACCAGCTGGAGCGAACCATTCATGTGATACTTGGTCTGTAAAACTGATAACACCAGGTATTACTACTGAAGGTGGCACCCATACAGGACTATTTGTTTCCCTATCTACAATTTTTACCCAGGGGTAATAAACACCAACATAATTTGTATCTAATGTTTTAATTGTTGACTTTACAGTATCAATTGAATCAGAGTATGCTGTAGCATCCATTATATAGAAAGCATCTGCTCGAGTTTCCGTCTTAGATATTGCGTGATTAGTTATCGTTGAGTGTAATCCATGAATCACACCAGGTGTTACCAATAGATTAATATCAAACTCATCAGGATTACTTATAGCGTTAATAGCCCTCTTATATCCAACTGAACCACTAGCAGAAGAATCTGATAAATCAAATCCTTGTGTATTAGTAGATGAAATATCTGGACCTACCGAGAACGGAGTTGCTGGATTGCTTCCGTCAAATCCCCATTGGAAAGGTATTGTGAATTTTCTCTGTGCAATCGCTGAATTTGTAAGTGATATTAACTCTGTTCCATCTGCAAAAGTAGAAGCTAATGTGCTTGCATCAGCGTGACCTAACATATTTTCAAGAGACATAGTTACATTATTTCCCACATTTGCAGCGTTTGGTATTGGACCTAAGTAATTTTGACTATCTGTAATACTAAAGTTGAAACCATAGAAAACAGTTGAATCATAATCATTACTTGCATTTGTTTGTTGTATTCTAAATGAAGCTGAAGGTACATTTGTAGTTCCTGGAACAGTATTATATACTGCTTTGAATCCCATTGGAATTACACTTTTTGGAAACCTAAATACTCCATCTTCTACCATATCTGCATAGTCACCGACTCTGACATATTTACTCAAGTTAACGAAATCACCATAATAGGTTAATTTACCATCTGAGTCTATCTCAACCCATCTATCACCAATTCGTTTAGCAAAAAAGTTTGGTGAAATTGGGTCAAATGTTAAATTATCAAATTGTTCTAATATATTATCATTATCTATGTTACCAGGATTATGTATTCGTACTTGTATTGAGAATGAACCAAAATCTGAACCAGCAATATCCGTATCTGGTTTTATATTTAGTATATTAACTTTGTAAGAACTGTTTATATCACTACCATGTGAACGAGTGTAAACTCTAAATAAACTAGACCTAGACCCATTGGATAGTTGTGATTGAATATACGGTGTTCTTCCAAAACTATATGAATTATTACCAGTAAAGGTACTAGCATTACCCTTTGTATCATATGAGGTTGAACCAAATTTAAAATCAAATCCAACTCCAGATGCACCATCGTGTTTTACTACTGAAGCAGAGGCAAGGGTATCGACATCACCGACTAGCATACTAGCTTGTTTAAAAGCTTTGTATACATAGACAGATGAATCATTACCACCTGACTTTGATGATTGTGGGTCTTCACTTATTACGTTAGTAATATAATTTGCACTTGAAGTGTTAAATGATAGTGCATAATTTTCGGGTGTTGTATCACTTCCTGAAACTTGTAGACTAAAGGCAGTCCAAGTACCTGCTCCTAATGTTCCAGCAGCATTACTCGCACTAGTATATGTCGATGCAATATCAGCAGTTCCATTCCCACCACCCCTTGATGGTGCAAGTATTGCCAATGAATGTGTCGCTATACCAGTTGCACCATCATTTGACATAAATGATGCGGATAACGTTGCTGAATAAGCAACTAATTCAAGTGCATCTGCAACATAACCACCGATACCAAGTACCCTGACTATTGTTACGACTCCTGCACTTCTTAAATATTGTTCTACTGTGTATGGTGTGTAAAATCTTCTATCAACTCCGCCAAACATCTCTTCAAATTCTTGAAAATTTGAAATTTGAGTAGGTGTGAATGCTGGGCCTTTTTTAGTTGGGCCAATAATTGCTGCACCTATTTCACCGATTGCTTGAGGGAGGAATGAAAGATCTCTTTCACGGGTAAATACACCAGGCGAAACGATTCTCTCTGCCATTGTAATTCTCCTAATTAATTTTATATACTAAATCTTTGAATAAGCGTGATTATTCTATAATAAGTATGATATAGCTTTCCTAAAATGTATTATTTAGGGGTTTTTTTTAAATTAATTGTTAAGTTGATGGTGTAAATACACCTGTTTTTGGATCAAGTTGACCAGGACCATATTTTTCGTTTAAAGTTTTAACAATATCACGTTCTTCTTGTTGAACTGTCTGATATTCTGTTTCAACTTCTTCAGTACGAATATTGAGAGCATCAATCTGTTGATTCAATAATATTTTTTGAACTGCAAGTTGTCCTAAGACGTTTTGTTTTTCTCCGTAATTAGTTTGTAACGATTGTAATGATTGTAGCTCTTCATCTGTGAATTTTAGTTCTTTAGATTCTTCTACAACGTTTGTTTCTTCAGCCATAACTATATTCTCCTATATTTTTATAGTCTCGTGTTTAAATAAATATCATATTATATTTGTAAATAAACTTTTTTTTTATACTTCCATAACCTTATATAAACGGTCTGTATCATCAGAACCTGTTAGTGCATTCATCTTTGTAGTAGCATCTGCTTGTGCATCACTACCACTATACTCCCATATTTGCTCACCACTACCACTTAGTTTAGCAACGTAAATATCACGTGATGCCCATTCTGGATCTGTCCAAGTTTCACCATTTCTATCCACACTTGATGTTGGTGATGGTAATAATTGTTTAAATATTCTATATGGCATTATATTCTCCGTTTAATATAAATATTAATTTTCTAATTCTTTAATTCTTTTTGCTTGTTCTTCTACTTTTTCTGATAATTCTTGGACTGCTTTTACTAACATTGGTACAAATTTAGGGTATTTAGTACCATATTGTTTTCCATCATCACTTAATGTTGTTGTTAAATTTGTTTTTTCTTCAATTTTATAATTATAAGATGCTTCAATATCTGCAACATCTTGAGCTAAGAATCCAACATCCATCCAATCTTCTTTGTGAGTTCCGTCTGGCGTGTAATTAGTAAGGTCATAATCATCAGTTGTTTTATCACCATATTTAGAACGATTATCCCAATAGTAAGTTACAGGTAATAATTTATTTATAAAGTCTAAACCTAAGTCTAACGCCTTAACATCTGTTTTATCTCGTTTGTCAGAAGCTACTGTCCAATCTACTTGAATATTTGCTTGACCAATATTTTCATCACCTAAACTAATAATACTTGATTGTGTAGTTTTTTCTCCACCTGGTGAACCACTTCTTCCAGCGTCGTGGCCTAACATTAAATTATTTTGTCCTGTTGTTATTGCAATACCAGCTGCGGCTCCTACTAAAGTATTACTAGCTACAGTTGTTTTATTATCCTGTCCAGCTTCAACTCCAATTACTACACTATCATCACCAGTTATAACGTTTCCAGAAACATCAATATGACTTGCACCAAAATTATGTCTACCAATTACTGTGTTATTATTACCAGTAGTAACTGTATATCCAGTCTGGTCTCCTACAAAAGTATTTGTATCGCCTGTAGTTACTCCATGTCCAGCGTTTCTACCTATTCCTATATTTCCGTCACCAGTTGATAATGAACGAAATGCTGAATGACCAATACCTACATTATTCTCAGCGGCATCTAATGGTGCATCCATAGCATTATGACCAAGTGCTATATTAGCTGATGATACGGTATTTGCGAAAGTACCACCCATTGCAAATCTTCCTATAGCAATCATATCTGATGAATCTTTTGAATTTGAACCAGCATCTGTGTTTCCAAATGCGTGTGCACCGATAACAATATTTCTACCACCAGTAACGTGTTTTGAACCAGCTTCATATCCAATATAAACAGAATCAAAAGCTGTTGTTAAATCATTTCCTGCTTGAAATCCTAAAGCAGTATTTTTACCTCCGGTGGTTACTGCCGCTAATGCACCGTGTCCAATTGCTGTATGACCATCTGTACCTGTAGCATCTCTGAGAGCTTCTCTACCAACTGCGACACTAAATGAACCTGTATATGTACCCATAGCGTGACGACCTAATGCAGTATTACCGCCACCAGATGTTATAGCATCACCAGCTGCATAACCAACTAAAGTATTATTAGCACCACTTGTTACTGCGGCTCCAGCCTCATATCCAATAGCAACCAATCCATTTGCACCATTAGTAAGATTTGTTGCTCCTCCAGCGTCTTTTCCTATTAAGACTAATCCTTCTTCATCTGTTGCACCATCTCCAGCATTAGCACCAATTATTACATTATCTGCACCACTTGTAATATTTGCTCCAGCAGATTCACCTACAACAGTATTATTACCTCCTGTTACAACACCAGTACCCATAGCCCTACTACCAATAGCTGTGTTACTTGCTCCAGTTGTTAAATTTAGTGCTGCGGTATGTCCAACAGCTGTATTTCTATTAATTCCATCTGAATTTGCATCTTCTAAAGCTTTATACCCGATTGCCACATTATTATCACCAGATACCATACTTACTAAAGCATTGAATCCCATAGCTACATTAAAATCTCCATCAGTTAAAGACGTTCCAGCTTGAAACCCTATTACTACATTAGCTTGACCACTTGTGATAGCGGCTCCAGCTGCTTTACCAATAGCAGTTGTTCCAGAAGCATCAGCTGTTAAAGTTGCCTCAAGAGCATTGACTCCAATCGCAACACAATCAACGACAGCAGCAGTTGTAAAATTTCCGTGCATAGCTTGATGACCAATAGCTACATTTCTTAATGCTGCAGTTGTGGCTCTATCAAATGCTTGATGACCAAGAACTGTATTATTGTCTCCTGTTGTTAAATCGTTTGCAGCTTCAAACCCAATAACAGTATTGGATTGACCACTTGTAATGGCTTTTCCAGCAGAATGACCTATAGCTACTGTACCATTAGCATCAGTAGAGTTAATAGCTCCACCAGCATCTTTACCAATTAAAA